TTCTTACTTGAAAAAATTCCTAATGTGGTCGGTTCTTTAGCCGGCGATTCTCCTGTAGGGAGTGTTATAAAAGCTTTGATTGGAGGGTCTGAAATGTCAGANCAAGACAAAGCAATNGCACTTAAAAAACTAGATCAAGAAATTCAAGAATTTGATGGGATTACTAAACGTTGGGTAGCCGACGCAAGAAGCGGATCATGGCTTTCTTCTAATGTACGTCCTTTGACACTCGCATTTTTAACAGTTGCTTTTGTTATTGGTTGGGGTTACCAATTAGAAAATTTAGAAATAGTCAAAAATTTATTACAAATAGTTTTTATGGGCTACTTCGGAAGTCGTGGATTCGAAAAAGTAATGGGAAATAATAAACATAAATAAAATGAGCATTCAAATTAGACCAAGACTACCTGAAAAACTCACACCGTATTTACAACGGATCAAGCAGTTATCAGAAGAAGATTTAAAATTATTATTTGGAGATAATCACGAAGTTTTAAAAAGTGAAGCTGAACGTTTGGGAGTTCCCGTTAAAGATGTCAAACACTATTGGCATAAATCAAAACATATTTCAATGTTTGTTAAAAATGCGGGAAAAAGTTATAGCCAAGTTTTTGATGAGTTAAAAGAAGAATTAAAAGAATATGCTCCTAATTATCCCAAGTTAGAAAGGACTAAATCAAAAAATGGTCATTTGCTTGTTATCGATCCGGCAGACATTCACATTGGTAAACTTGCAACAGCATTTGAAACAGGAGATGAATATAACATGGATATAGCAGTTCAACGAGTTTACGAGGGCGTTCAAGGAATCATTAATAAAACAGCATCGTTTGATATTGAACAAATTCTTTTTATTGGTGGAAATGACATTTTGCACACTGATAATGCTAGAAGAACAACCACGTCTGGAACGCCACAAGATACAGATGGTCAATGGTACGAAAATTATTTGGTTGCAAAACAAGTCATTGTTGAGGTTTTAGAAAAATTAATCACGGTGGCGGACGTTCATTACATTCATTGTCCATCAAATCATGATTATGTTTCAGGGTTCTTTTTGTCGGATGTAATTAAAACGTGGTTTCATAAAAATGAAAATATAACGTTTGATTGTTCTATTGCTCATAGAAAATATTACTCATGGCATAACAATCTTATTGGGGCAACTCATGGCGATGGTGCGAAACAAAACGATCTTCCTTTATTAATGGCAGAAGAACAACCGCTAGAATGGTCTAAAACAACCCATAGACATATTTATACGCATCACGTACACCATAAGACATCAAAAGACATTGGAAAAGTAAATATTGAATCATTACGATCTCCATCTGGATCAGATTCGTGGCATGATCGAAATGGTTATAGATCAATAAAAGCCATTGAGGGGTTTTTGCATGATAAAGAATATGGACAAATTGCAAGAATTACCCACGTTTTTTAAATACTCACCTTTTAAAAAGGTACAGGGTTTTTTACTTAACTTTTGCTATTAAATCCACATAGCAATCCACATTTAAAATAAAAATTCCGTAAAGTGTTATAAATAAACGCCTTACGGAATATAGTTGCGGAGAGACAGGGATTCGTACTAATTGTTAATCATTGTTGTTTATTGTTAATTGTTACACTATCGCTAGTGCAATATAACTATTATTAACATATATTTACAGTAATTACAATCCACATAGCAATCCACACAATGTTTTTTTTATCTCATCCAAAACGTAATAATGCCCAAATCAGAATACATATATACGTTCCACTTGTAAAATCTCCTTATAAATATAACACTAAAAGAAACATAAATCCAAATGATTGGGATTTCAAAAAAGGTAGACCCAAAAGTTTTCGTGGCGAAAATGGAAAACGAAATAGAAATTTAAATATTTTATTAAATGAGTATGTTAGAGCAATAGAAAAAATCAAGGATTTATATGGGCAATCACTCACAAAAGAATTATTAAAGACCAAATTAGATGAATATTTCCACGTAGTTGTTAAAATTGAAGATAATACAATTCAATATCATTGGAATAAATACATCAATGAAATTAAGGTTTCAGGGAAAAACGATATTCAATCAATAAAACATTATCATAGAATTTATAATAAATTGATTCATTTTCGAGGGAAACAAAAAACAGAATTAAAAGATTTGAACGATGACTTTTTTATTCAATTCATTGTGTTTTTAAGGAATGAATATAATTTAAATGATAATACCTTGCATCGGAATTTAAACTATTTCAAAACGTTTTTAAATTGGTGTATCAAAAAAGGATTTGAAGTTCCTAAAGACTTTAAAAACATAAACGTTCAACCTTATGAAACGGATGATATTGCGTTAACTGAAGCGGATTTAGATACCCTAGCAGGGCTTGAACTTGATGGTAAATTAGAATTGACACGGGATTTATTTCTGATCGGTTGTTATAGCGGTCAACGATATTCAGATTATAGCGTTTTTGAAAAAGATGACATTCAAGGAGACATGATAATCAAACGAGCTGAAAAAACAGAAACAAATTCATTTATTCCATTACATCCCAAGCTGATCAAGATATTGGATAAATACGATTGGGAGATTAAAACAACATCAAGTCAAAAATTCAATCAACATATTCAAAGTGTTTGTAAAATGGCGGGTTTTAATGAAATTATAAAAAATACTATATATAAAGGATCACAAAAAGAGGTAATAAAAAAGGAACGTTGGGAAATGATCGGTTCACATACTGCGCGGCGTACGTTTATAACCATAGCAGCAGAGAAAATGATGCCAGATCATATAATAATGGCAATAACCGGCATTCGTGATCCTAAAACGTTGAATAAATACAAGAAAGTAAACAAGCAATCAATTAAAGATTCTGCTTTTAATGTTTTTTCTTAATTGTTTGATGTTTTCCTAATTCTTCTTTAGGTGGCAATATTGTATTAATAAACGTTTGAACTTGTCCATGATTTTCTTCGCTATCTTTCATGTGATTAGCTAATTGTTCTCTAACACCATTCCAAGCATGAGTAGTTTTTATAATCGCTAAAACGTCTTGATGTAAGTCAAGCATTTGTTGACGTGCTTTATTATTTGATTCTTCTAATTGATTTAATTTTTGAAAAAAATGATTAGTCATCGTTGCTTGATTTAAAGCAGCATCTTTCATCTCATTTTTCATTTCAATTATCGCTTTGGTGTTATCCATCAATTGTTCATTATTTAAATTATTATTTGAATTTTCTTCACTTTTTGACACTTCATTAGTAATATGCCCATTTAATATATACGGAATATCTAGCGTATTAAAACGCTCTTTGATTTTCCTTAGCAATTTAGGGCTTGGCTTGTGTCCTTCTTTAAATATTTTGTACAACGTCCTCCTACTTGATTCCATTCCACACTCTTTGGCTATTTCAGGAATTGATAAGCCCGTTTTGTTTAAAAACTCAATTAATCTTTCGTTTGAGTTCGCATTTTTTCCATTTAAAGACATTTTATTACAAATTAATTATCCATTTTAACGACTTGAAAGTCAATCTTTTACGAAATAGTTTAGAATAAAAATGCTCTTTTTTGTCACAAAGTGCATTTTATTGTATATATTCGTACTATTAATAACAACAATATAACTATTATTACACTAATTAACTAAATATTAACCAATTAAAATGGAAACACTAAAAAAAATAGATGAACGTACATGGGAAAACCCATACAAAGTTAAAGATGACGTACAGGAATGGATTATGGATGTAGCCGAAGACATTAGCAATAGTAAGTGCGAGTACGTCTATGACCAAATTTGTGAAATAGTTGATTCTAGCGAATACGTGATTTACAATTACCAAGCTAAAAGAGTTACGGAAGTTTACGAAATAGACCCTTTCTCTCAAAGTGAAGTAACGGGCGAAAATTACAAATCATTTAACGAAATGGCATACGAAGTTCTTCAAGATATGTTAACTGAATATATATTAAATAATTACCCTAAAATAGATTTTTAAAATGACAAAACAACAAAGAATTAAAGAACTAGAAAAAGAATTTAACCTAACTCCTTTTGATGTTTTAGAAGCAAAATTAGATAAACATATTAAAAATATTAAAAAATTAAATATTCAAATCAACCCAAAAAATACCCTTTATAATTTATCTGAAGCTTCAAAGATTTTAGGCTTTTCACGTCAAACATTAAGAACCATAATTAATAATGGAGAATTAAGAATTAAAACCATTAACAATAGACCTTATGTACCACATTCAGAAATTGAACGCTTAAATAAATTTTAATATGAATTACGATCCAGAAAACGAATTAACAAAAGAAGAATTAAACATTTTAAACGAAGAAGAATTAATGAATTATCTGGCTCAAATGAAGAAATATTTTGCCTATGAAATTTCTCAATTACTAATAACAAATAATGAAATAGATCAATCAATTAAATAATTAAAATTAAACACACAATGAACACAGAACAAAGATTATCAAATTTAAAATCCACAAACATTAAAGGCAAGCCCTATGTAATGGTAGATCAAAGGCTTTCACATTTAGCACGATATTCAAATTATGATGTGAAAATCAAAAAAGTCAAATACTATAACGATATAAAAACATGGGTTGTTCAAATCTCTTTAAAAGTTCAATGGAATAGCAACGAATTTTACAACACCTATGAAGGCGTAGCACAAGAAGTAATTGGAGAGGGCATGATCAATAAAACATCAGCACTTGAAAATTGTTATACATCGGCATTAGGTAAAGCTTGTGCAAGTGCAGGAGTCGGTTTACAACATGGAACTGCCTCGGGAGATGAGGTATTAAAGGCACAAGCAAATAGCGATCGCATAGACGCGGGATTCAATTCAATACTTGAGCGTTTAGATGATTGGAAAAAGAAATATCCGGAATGGACAACATTTATAAATAAAGCTCAAAAAGAATTTAATTTATCTAATGATCAGGTAGATCAACTTTCAAAATTATGGGCAATTAAAAAAGCATCATAATGGGTAGAGTTGTAGAATTATTTAATGATCAAATGCAAAAATGGTCAAGAATGGATGGATTTAACGAACAAGAAATTTTTACACAAGAAGAAGAAATGGAACACACTAATAAATTAATGACAATTAGCACAACTAAAATGAAAACAAAGCTTTTCATCGAAAAAATTCAAGAAGAAGTAATAGATGGAATTATCGATCCATTAACTGCTTATGTAACACTCCATGACATTAAAACAAAACTTGAAAACGTTACAAAAAACATAAAAGATTTAGCCATTGAAGAATCTTCTAAGTATGGGAAAACTTTTGATTATCACGGTTATACTGTAACAAATAAAGATGGTGCTAAAAGATTCGATTATACAAATGTTCCTGAAATAGCAGAACTAGAAAAACAATTAAAAGAACGCAAAGAATTTTATAAAAAAGCAAAGTTATCAGCAGACGCGGGTGGTTGGTCTGATATTGAAACATTGCCAGATGGCACAACGCGTGAAGTGTTTCAAGATTCTAATAATGAATTGCTTGTTGCTCCAATTATTAAATATGGATCGGCAAGTATTACAATAACAAACCTAAATAAATAATCAAATAAAGGGGGTGGATCAAGTGGCATTGAATATCCCCCTTTAAAAACACCAATTAAAATGGCAAAAGCAAAGATAAATAAACGTTTGAAAATCGAAATGGATATTAATTTAAAACGTATTCAATTAGAGTTAAATGATATGTTTGGCATAGATATTATGGAAAAAAATAGGGGTATTGATTACGTTACAGCAAGAGAATATTTTGTTAGATATGTAAGCGGTAGATTTGAAAGATACTCCACATCTCAAATAGGCGCGTACATGAATAAAGATCACGCGACAATTTTACACGCTAGAAAAAAATTTGAAGATCATTCTTTCATAGATGAATCTTATAGAGAAAAAGCTCATCATATTTTTCTAAAACTTGATTTGATAATGAATCAAGAATTAACAATGCAACCGATCAAGGATCAGATTATCAATTACGTTCGACAATTAGACGCTTTAGCCGTTAAACAATTATGGGATTTATTATTAGATGATACACCTAATTTGATTGATTTAATGCAGCAAATTAATTCTGATTATTACGGTGTTTTAAGAACAGAAGAACCCATAAATCAAATTTCAAAATAGCGTTCGACCCCGAAATCAAACGCAGTCAACGGGCGTTGTTTTTAAACCTTTCAACGCCTAATGACATAAATTAAAACAAATGAGCAAAGACCCAGCATTTTTAATGTATTCAAATGATTTTTTAACGGGAGTAGCTGAATTAACAATGGAAGAACGTGGTCAATTTATAACGTTGTTGTGTTTACAACATCAAAAAGGGGCAGTTTCAGAGAAATTAATGCGATTGCAATGCCATGGTATTCCGAGCGCAGACGTTTTAAATAAGTTTCGCATAGATAAAAACGGAAATTATTTTAATGAACGTGTTGAATCAGAACGAGAAAAACGAAAAAAACATTCAGAAAAACAACGAGCAAACGCAATGGCACGTTGGGATAAAAAGAAAAATAATAACAATAAAACTTCATTAAATAAACATACCAATGGCAATGCCATGGCAATGCCTTTAGAAGATGTAAATGTAAATGAAAATGAAATTGATATTGAAGTTATAAATGAAATAGAAATTTATCCAACGTTTGAAGATTTTTGGAATTTATATGATAAAAAATCAGGTAATAAAAACATCATAAAAAAGAAGTTTAACAAATTACCTCAAAAGATAAAAAATAAAATAATGGATTATTTACCTGAATACATCGAATCCACTCCAAATAAAACATATCGAAAAAACCCACAAACATTTTTAAATAACAAAGGTTGGGAAGATGAAATAATTAACAATGGAAATACAAAGAACAACACGGAGCCAAATTACGGAAGACTTGAATCAATCCTCAATTCTTCAAATTTCTAATCCTAAATTGACTTTAATGAATTCTGCAATTACAACAATAGCCGACGTACTTAAACAAAAAGGTCATCCATCAATAGCAAAGATGTCTAGAGAGTATTCAAAGCCTAAAATGCAGCTAATTATTATTAAATGGTTAATGGAAGTAAATAAACTACTGAATTTAAAAAAACCCATGAGCGAAGATCAAATTGTTATGGGTGCTTCTTACATCATGGAAGATTATAAAAATTTAAATGTAGCTGATTTAACCGTTTTCTTTAAAAGATTATTAAAGGGAAAATATGGGCAATTTTATGAATCGTTTTCAATTCACAAATTATGCTCGGCTCTTGATATGTACGTTGATGATCGGCTTGAAATAGCGATTGAGCGATCACAATCAAAACACAATAAATTTATTTCAGATGATCCAACAGCTGAAAGAACATCAAAACGAAGATCATGACAAAAGAAAAAAACACTTGCGGATTTTGTGGGCGTGAAAACCCCGTAGACAATTTTAATTGCGAACACGAAGATTGTGGCGCACCGATGGATTTAAACATTGAGTATTTATCTAATTGGGAAGGTCTCCCAACAATAACACACAAAAAAAAATAAATCAAATGAAAACAGGAAAAGTTTGGGGTACGACTGAAATGATCCATAAAAATGGTGTCCTAGAATTTCATAGAATAGAATTCGATAAAGGCGCGAAATGCTCGGAGCATGAGCATAAAAACAAATGGAATGGGTTTTTTGTTGAAGCTGGTCAAATGCTGGTCAGATCATGGAAAGCCGATCAAAGCCTTATTGATGAAACAATTTTATATGCTGGCGAATTTACCATGGTAAAGCCGGGAGAATTTCATCAATTTGAAGGATTAGAATCTGGAGTTGCATTCGAGATTTATTGGGCAGAGTTTAGTCATGAAGATATTAATAGAAGGACATCAGGAACAGCATCATGAAAATTTGTTTCGTAATACCGGCTAGAATAGACAGTACTAGAATACCTAAAAAAATGCTTTTAGATATTGATGGAAAGGCATTGATTAGACACGTCTTTGATAATGTTAAATCTTGGGGATATGATACTAAAGTACTAACAGATTCTAAAGAAATTTATAATCAATTACCTAATGAAGATGTAATAATGACAGGCGAGCATGAAAATGGTACAGCTAGAATTGCATCATTAAATTGGGATAATTATGATTATATAGTCAACATTCAAGGAGACATGATCGATATTAGTTTTGATGTGATTAGCGATCTATTTGAAAAGATTGAAGAACAAAACGTTTGGACATTTTATACAGAAGGAGCAGAACCGGATGATGTAAAACTTATACATGATTTAGGTAATGCTAAATGGTTTACCAGACATCCTATCGGATATGGAGATAGACACCTCGGAATCTATGCTTACACACCGTTTGTTTTAAAACTATACAAATTTATGGAAAACAAATATCCTTCAGAAAACTTGGAGCAAAACAGGATTTTAAATTATGAAGATATTGGAGTAATTAAAACACAATACAATGGAATTGAAATCAACACTCAATTTGATCTTTGGCAATTAAGAAAACAAAAACTAACATAAACAAAATGAAAGAAAAAATGATAGAAAGAAAAGATTTACCCTTTGACTTTTGGAATCATAGCCTAAATCCGATAACAGGTTTTCACGTTGGAAGGTATCAACAACCATTTAGACCAATGAAAGAACAAGTAATAATTAAATAAATAGAAAAAATGATAATCAAACAAAACGCACAAATAGTAAAAATTAATGCAACCGAAGAAAAAGGTGCTAAAAATTTTAAAGTTAGAAAAGTTGTTTTCACATGGACAGAAAATAATTACCCAAATTATTTAACGGTTGATGTTTTAGGAGACAAGGCGGATAACTTTGTTAATTATAACGAGAATGAAGACGTAATAATTGACTTTGCAGTCGGTGGGCGCAAATGGGATTCTCCCGAAGGAACAAAATATTTTAATCAAGTTACATTAATCGGAATAGAAAAACATTTATCCGATCATCAAAAAGAAGTCAAAGCAAATTTAGACGCTTTGTTACCTCCTGAAACGGATTTACCATTTTAAAGTAGTTTTTTTCATAGTTAGTTTTTTGATTAAAACCTCGTTCCTAGCGGTTCGGGGTTTTTTTTGTGAATAAGTTTATCACTTTAGGCATAACTACCGTTAAAACTCACTAAAAGTATATACACGCATATACTACCTTTATAGTGCCACTTGATCCATGTAAAATATTATTATGGATTATCAAAAATATAAAACAAAAACCCTTAGCCAATTAAAGGCAACTGCGGTTAGACACTTCCACAAATTCATTCGTGAACGCGATAAAGATTTGCCATGTGTTTCATGTGGAAAATACACTACACTTCAAGCCGGACATTTTTACAGCGCGGGAAACTTTCCCGAAACAAGATTTTCAGAACGCAACGTCCATGGACAATGTAAAAAATGCAATTATTATTTATCAGGCAATTTAATTCCATATCAAGATGAGTTAATAAATAGAATCGGAAACGATCGTTTTGAAATATTGCAAAACACAATAGCAATGAGCAAACGAACAGGATTCAAATGGGATAGATTTTATTTGATTGAGATAATTGAAAAATATAAAAAATTTAATCGATTAAATAAATGACCCCTAATCAAAAAATAGAAGCCTTAGCGCGTAAACATCAAAAATGGTTAACCTATTGTAATCAATATTTAAATCAAGCCAATTCAATGTACGCTGAAGATGTTGTACAATCAGCTTATTTACAATTGCTACAAATATTTCATAAGGATAATGATAAAGAAGTTAACGATTCATATTTCTATTTAATGTTGAGGTCTATAATGTTTAACGATTCAAAGCATTCAATTCAAACGGATGTTTTAACATATTCATTACAAGTTAATGAAAACATTACTCCAAATGAGGTTGAAAAAACCAAACCAGATTACGTTGAAATGAAACCGCAGATTGATAGAGTTGTAAATACGTTTTATGAATTTGACAAATTACTTTTTAATGCTTACAGATACGAATTTAAATCAATTAGACAATTAAGTAAAGACACCAAATTGGGACATACAACAGTTTTTGAAACAGTTAAACGATGTAAACAAAAGATTAACCGAAAATTAAAACACAAATATTATGAGTAAAAAAAGAAAAAAGAAAAAAATAGAAGGTCTGGGAGATGTTGTCGCGGGGTTTACTGAATTTTTCGGAATCGATAAAGCAACCAAATTCATATTTGATGCAATGGGTAAAGATTGCGGTTGTGATGCACGGCGTGAAGCTTGGAATAAAAAATATCCACGTGTAAATAAACCTGAATGTTTAACAAAGGATGAGTTTGAATTTTTGGATGTGTTTTTTAATACTCCACCATATACAAAAAATGGATTAATAGATTCAGTTAAACACCAAGCACCACTTCGTTTAATTTACAATCGCGTTTACAGATTAAAAACTGAATCAAGCGGTTGCGGATCATGTGTTGTTACCATGATAAAAGAAGTCAAAAAAGTTTACAATCAATATAAAACGGATAATAATGAAACAGCAAGTTAAACCAAAATTAATAAATCCGAATCCTGATAATCCTAGGTTCATTCGAGATGCAAAGTATCAAGAATTAAAAGAATCAATGGCAACGTTTCCTAAGATGCAAGAATTTAAACCCATCGTAGTAGATGAAAACATGATGGTACTAGCGGGAAATATGCGCCTAAAGGTCGCTAAGGAGCTGAAATGGGAAACAGTTTGGATAGATGATTTATCAGGATGGACAGAAGAAGAAAAACGGGAGTTTATTATTCGAGATAATACCCACGCAGGAGAATGGGATATGGATGACCTTGCTAATAAATATTCAGTTGATGAGTTAAAAGGATTCGGATTAGAATTGCCCGGATTATACAATGAATTATCCGATGAGGTTGTACAGGAAAGAGAGGAACTATTTGGAGAGGAATGGTTTGTTAATGTTGAATGTGTTTCAGAAAAAGAAGCAAACGTATTATTCACAGAATTAAAAGAACGTGGTTTAATTGTTAAAATAGTTAGATGATGGAAATTCCAAAAACAATTGATATTACATTAAAATCAGAAGTTAGCACAGATTTTAGATGTCAAGTAGCCGCGAACGCCTTAGACATTGATGTAAAAAAGAAATCAATCCACCATTTAAAAATTGAAAATATAAATATTCCTGATCAATGGAATATAGGATTAGTTTATGGAAATTCAGGTAGCGGGAAAACAACATCAATAATTCAATTATTTGGAGAGGATGTTTTTGATATTAATATAGACCCCGAATTACCGATATTAAATCAATTGCCATCAGATTTAACCTATGATGAGTGCGCGAGTTTATTAAACGGCATGGGTTTAAATTCTGTACCATGTTGGATTCGACCATTTAAAACACTTTCAAACGGACAACAAGCAAGAGCAGAAGCGGTGATGCTTATGACCCAAGACAAAGAAATGGTTTTTATTGATGAGTGGACATCGGTGGTTGATCGAACAGTTGCAAAAGCAATGAGTTTATGTTTACATAAATACGCAAAACGAAATAATAAACGCGTGGTCATATTATCATGCCATCAAGACATAATAGAATGGCTCAAGCCTGATTGGGCGATAGATTGCAACGTTCAAAAATTTATGCTTCCCAAGTCGGATGATTTTTTTTTTAAAAAACGCGAACAACTCAAATTTGAAGTCAAAGAAATCGATTCAAAGTCATGGAAGTACTTCAGCAAATATCATTATTTAAGTGAAAACCTCCCAGCGGGTAAATTACATTTATATGGGTTATTTCATAACAATAATCAAATAGGGTTTAATTGTTTTGCTAATTACGTTCCGCATAAACAAAACACAATTAAAATATGGCATTTCAATAGAACGGTAATACATCCGGATTATAATGGTTTAGGACTTGGTATTAGATTGGTTAATACATCGGCTAAATTATTCTCTGAAAAAGGGTTTTATAAAATCATGGGCAAATTTGCTTCCATTCCAATGTTTAAATCAATGAAAAAAAATGATCAATGGACTTATTTAGGAAACATGAGGACACAGGGAAGAATTATTGGAAGAGGAAAAAATAGTGGTAAAATGGCAAGAACAACAGGATTTAGAGAAAAAGGTTCAAATTCATTCTTATTTGAATACAAACAACAACGAGACAACAGCGAGGAAAATGGCAAATGATGAAAATTTAAAGAATTGGGAAAAAGGCGTTTCAGGTAATCCAAAAGGCAGACCAAAGGGATCAAAAAATAGATCATCGATAGTTAAGAATTGGATGGAAGCTGAACAAAAATTAAAAAACCCGATCAGCGGAGAATTAGAAATGCTATCTCAAGAAGATGCAGGAACATTAGCATTAATTCATAAGATGAGGCAAGGAGATGTTTCAGCATATCGCGCCTTAATGGATTCGTTATATGGAGCAGTTAGACAAACAATGGAATTAAGTCAAGCAGAACAACCAATTTTTAAACAACTAGACATAGATGTTATTTCGAACAACGGCACAGAAGAAGATAGCGAAACTACGGAAACGCGTTAGGATCGTCCAAGGGGGTACATCTTCTTCAAAGACGTTTTCCATATTGCCTTTACTTATTGACTACGCTACACGCGTTCCTAATAGTGAAATAAGCGTTGTATCTGAATCCGTTCCACATTTGAAACGTGGTGTTATTCGAGATTTTAAAAAGATCATGCAATGGACTAATAATTGGAGGGAAGAAAACTACAACCGTTCTTCAATGACTTTTAATTTTAATAACGGAAGTTTCATTGAATTTTTTAGTGCTGATAATCCATCTAAATTACGCGGTGCTCGACGCCACATTTTATTTATAAATGAGTGTAATAATATTCCAGATGGATTTGAAGCATATCAACAATTAGCAATTCGAACCTCAAAATTTATTTATTTAGATTATAACCCAACGGGAGAATTTTGGGTTAATACAGAATTAGAAAATCAATCAGACGCGCAAAAGGTTGTATTAACATACAAAGACAATGAAGCCGCACCCGAATCAGCAGTTCAAGAAATATTAAAAGCCAAAGCAAAGGCGGAAACAGGAAACAAGTTTTGGATTAATTGGTTCAGAGTTTACGGTCTTGGATTACAAGGTCGATTAATGGGAGCGGTTTATGAAAATTGGGAATTAGGAAATTATCAAACAGTTGGTAAAACGGTATTAGGTCAAGACTTTGGATTTTCTAATGATCCATCAACGTTATTAAAAACAAACATTGACAAAAAAAACAAAATCATTTATGTCCAAGAGTGTTTTTATCTAACAAAATTAACAGCATCTCAATTAGGAGAATTAAATGTTAAACACGCAAACAAAGATTTAATTATAGCTGATTCAGCTGACCCTAGATTGATTAACTCACTTAAACAATACTGTAACATAGTTCCAGCAATTAAAGGGCAAGGATCGATTGTATATGGGATCGCCATGATTCAAGATTACAAATTAATAATTGATCCAGATAGTGAAAATTTAATTCACGAATTACAAAACTATGTTTGGCTTGAAAAGAAATCACAAACACCAATATCAAAATACGATCATTTATTAGACGCGCTTAGATATGCCGTTTCATATCAATTAGAAAATCCAAATTCAGGCGAATATGCTATTTGGTAAAAATTAGTACATAACACTTTAAAAAAATATTGTTTTATATATATGGAAATTCAAATAATGCTTCCCGAATCACTTAATGAAATTTCATTAGGTCAGTTTATGAAATATGTACCCGTAACAAAAGACATCACGGATGAGGTATTTCTTATGGAAAAGACTGTTGAATTATTATGTGATGTCCATTTAGATGTGGTAAGAAAATTAAGCTATTCTAATGTGACTGAAATTGTATCTCAATTGAATGAGGTCATGAATTTAAAACCTGAATTTCAATCAACGTTTTTTATGAATGGTATTCAATATGGTTTTATACCGGACATTCAAGACATAACATTTGGAGAATATATCGATTTAGATACTTTCTTAACTGATGAAGATAATTTGAATAAAGCCATGGCGGTTTTATATAGACCCATTAAATCAAAAGTTGGAGATAGTTATTCAATTGAAGATTACGATCCATCCACAGAAAAACAAATGAAACAAATGCCAATGGGAGTTGCTCTTGGGTCTGTTTTTTTTTTCATGAATTTAAACAAGGAATTGTTAGCCAATACGATGGACTATTTAACCAAGGAAGCGGAGAAGCTGACACAACATCAAGTTCAGGATTTGCAGAATCATGGGGTTGGTATCAATCGCTCTATTCAGCAAGTCAAGGAGATGTTACCAAGTTTGACGCAGTTACAAAATTACCGTTAACGCAAATTTTAACATGGTTGTTATTTGAAAAACAAAAAAATGAAATTGAACGAACAAGGATTAAACAAAGAAATTAAAGCGATATCAGATATTTTTGATAATGGTTGCTTGGATGAAGATGAACAAATAACCATTTCAAAAGGATTTGACTTTGCTATTATTGGAGTTAGTGCATCAAAGCCTAGACAAGTAATTTATGATTATTACAAATGCGTTGAGGTTGTTATGAAGATTCCCGGAGCAGAAGTGGATTTAGATACAGCAATGGATATGGTTGATGATTTAACTCAAATGGACGCGGGAGATCAAACGCCAATTTTCATAAAAAGAATATAACATGAATACATTTTACAAAGCTGTTTCAGATATACAAAAGATTTTAATTGATGAACCCATGATTGCCAAGGTAACTTATGGAGAAATTGATGACACTCTTGTTAATTCAAATGGAGTATTTCCATTGGCTCATTTAATGACAGGAAACGTATCAATACAGGATCGAGTTGTTTTAATGAGCATTACAGTTATTTTGATGGATGTTTTAAATACAGATGAATCAAATGAACAAGATGTTTTAAATACTCAATTAAACATTGCATCAAGATTAGACGCGGTTTTAAAAAGGAACACGCTTTACCGTAATGATTACGAATTACAAGGACAATTAGAATGTGAACCATTCACGGAACGTTTTGATGATATACTGCCGGATATACTGTTTCATTTCAAATAGCAATTAAAAATTCAATGACATCATGTTAGATTGGGAATTAGTAATTGGATTTTACCCAGGCGTTTTGCTTGGTGCAAGATCATATCCACAAGGTAAAATTACAGATCATGTGATTTATATACCATTTATTGAATTGTGTTTAACTGTTTACAACAACGAGTAATGGATATAAAGAAGTTTAACGGCGTTTTAAAGTCTTTTGCACGTAATGTAGTTAAAGATGCAAAAAAGACCGCTAAAAAGAAGGAATGGGCGTTAGCTAATAAATTAAAATACAAAGTTGAAACGGGTAAAAATTCATTTACAATACAATTTACACCCGGATATGCTAAATGGGTTGATGAAGGAGTTAGCGGAGTTGATAATAAAATAGCGGGAGCTCCCAATTCATTTAAACGAAAAGGTGGAAAAGGTTCTTTTAAAGGAATGCCACCAAGTTCAGCAATGGATAAATGGAATGTCAAACGCGGGATTAAAATTCGTGATGAGGCAACGGGTAGATTTTTACCTCGTAAATCAGCAAATTTCGCGATTGCGGTTAGTGTTTGGAAAAAAGGAATTAAACGATCATTATTTTTTACAAAGCCATTTAAAAAATATTATAAAACGTTACCGACTGAATTATTGGATGCGTTTGATTTAGAAGTTCAAGAACTATTAAAACATACTTTCATAGATGGTATTAATGAAGATTATAAAAAAGCAGCTAAACGCGCTGATAAATTTAATTAAAATTATGAGTAGAAAAATAAATGTAAGAAGCCCCTTTTATCTATTTATAGATGATTCAGGATTAAACGATGGTTCAACAACCACCACGTCAACAACAGAAGCAACCACAACCACAACCACAACGGTTGCATCTGGAACAACTTTTGGTTGTCCAACTTTAACAGGCGGTGGAATAGCACAAAATGGAAATATAACAGACCCAACACCATCAGCGGGAACAATCGTTGGAAAATCAGAATCATATCAAGGAGCATTAATCACATCTATAACTGCTAATCATAATACATACAATGTAAATAAAACGTTGTATTTCAAAATACTTGTTCCAACCAATTCTAATTATACAAATTCAGGCGGTTACATTTGGTGCTCTAAACAATTTCCGCAACAAACAACAACACAAGCAACGACTACGCAAAGTGGCGGAGGTTTACCAATTTATACGTGTAATATCGCGAGTTTATCAGGAGGATCAGCATCAGCAAATGGATCGGTTACTTATCCAAGTGTAACAGGAGGACAAATTGTAGGGTTTTCGTTAACAGATCAAGGAACGATTATACAAAATTTATCATCTAATACAGGTTCATCTGATTCAAATAAAGCGTTATGGTGGAAGATTCTACCAAATTCTAATTATAGTAATCAAGGTCAGGCGGTTTGGTGTCAGCATACCATTGTACAATCATATACAACAACAACACAGGCAACAACATCATTAAGTCCATATAATTATTATTTCATTCGTGGTTGTTCAGGAACAAATTACTCAAATCATGATATGGTAATTAGAACGTCTTCCACGTTGACAATAGACAATGTAGGAAGTTCAGGTAGTTATTCAACATTATCAATTTATGGTTCTTGTTGGTATGCTTATAATTTAGCAACCGCTTCTCAATATACATCAAACGCGGGAAGTTTAAATTCTTCAACATACACCGGAACAATAACTCAAAATTCAAATTGTCCAACGTGTACAGGATCAGCAAACACTACACAAGGAACCACGCAACAACAACAATATTCTGAATTTTATTTATCAGCAGGTAGAAATTCATTATCTGATTTTTGTAATACTTCTACTTCAGTTCAAAACATTGTAAGCGTTACAGGTTTAAATAGAACATATTCAACGGCATTAAATCAATATGTTTATACGATTAACAATGGTAATGCCACAATCTTTAATGGATCAAATAAATGGTTTTTAGTTTATAATTCTCCAATGAATTTTTCGGGATTGGGATCATTTAATTATTGGGAGATAACCCCACAAGGATATATTGTTTCTTCCGGTATTTATTCTGCGTGTTCATCAACAACGAGTAGTGGCGGCGGTGGTCAAATTGGAAACGAATATTAATTGAAATGAAATATATATTAGCACAACCATCCATTAAATATTACACGTGGCAATTAGACGTGGCGATCAGATCATTACTAAATAACAAAGTAATGCCAAATGATATTCATGTTGTTTCATCGCTTGATAATGGTTTAAAAGATGAGGGATTTAATACGCTTGAAAAAATGTTTAGTGGTGTTCAATTTGATTATTATCATGATAACAGAACCGATAAAAGTTATCCTCCATCTACGCGTTTACATTTATTAAAAAAACATTGGCGTAAATATCCTGAATTAGAAAAAGAACAGATTTTTTTAATGGATTGCGATGCTTGTTTAATCGAACCATTAAAAGTAAATAATTACAAAAAAGATAAATGGTATTTAAGCGATGCTAAATCCTATATCTCCTATGATTATTTAATTTCAAAAGATATTCGATTTGTTGAGGCGTTCTCTAAAATTGTTGGTATTGATGTTGAATTAATTAAAGATAATGAAAAAGTTTCAGGTGGTGTCCAATATGTAATGAATGGATTAACTGAAGCATTTTGGGAAAAGGTTGAAAACGATAGTAATAAAATATACAATGCGGGAGTTGAACTCAATGAACAGATTTTAAATTCTGATCCTGATTTCCATACACTACAAATATGGTGCGCCGATATATGGTCAATTTTATATAACGCATGGTTTTTTAAACATGAAACAATTATTTGTGATGACTTAGATTTTGCATGGCCTACGTGTCCAAAAGAATCGATTAAAACAAAACGAATTTTTCACAATGCGGGAGTAATGCCAGAACATGAAGATTTATTTCAAAAATCAGATTACGTTCTAAAAACACCTTACAAAGAAAAATTAAACATTAACCCCGAATTAGCAGGATCATGGTATTGGGCTAAAATACAAGAGACCGCAAAACAAACAATATTAGAATAAGATGGCAATACATTCAAAAGCTAGAATCAACATTTATGTTTATCAAGGCACAATAGGGAGTTATACAACAAATGATTTACGATATAATTTAACAAAAGATAGATTACCAAATCAAGAGGATATTGTAATTGAAGTAGGGGAATTAATACGCGATTATCTTGATAACGGATTCGATGGAACTAATTTTTCTCCTGTTACAAGGTGGGTAACTATTCGTTGTGAAATTTACGATGCTAGTGGAAACGTATTGGATGGATCTCCAAAAGAATATAATTATTTAGCCGTTGATGGTTATGGGTTTTTTGAGGAAGGCATAAATCCCGAATTAGATCGCCACGTTTTATTGTCGGATAATATTATGTACGTTCCTGAAGGTCAAAGCGCACAAATACCCGTTTTCGCAGAATCTCAATCTTATGTTACTTATTATGGCGCATCAGGACAAAACGTAGGCAACAAACAAGTTAGCGACAATGGAAACACTAATCAAAAGATTCAGTACATCACAGCACCGTTAAATGCCACTAAAATTGTTTTTGATGGTATTAACGGGAGTAGAGTTATTGACGTCAATTATGTATGTGAAAACATATACAATCCAATTCAATTAACTTTTATTAATCGTTATGGTGCTCATCAACAAATTTGGATGTTTAAAAAGAATAACCGATCAATGACAATAACGGATGAAACATTTAATCATAATATTATTAGCGTTCCAAATAAAAACTATTCGATTAATCAAGGACAAAAACAAAGATTTAACGTCAATTCAAAAACACGAGTTGAGGTTAATACAGGATTTGTAAGTGAAGATTTTAATGATACAATCGAACAATTATTATTGGCTGAAAAAGTTTGGATGAAAGAAGGCGCAAATGTTATTCCTGTAATTCCATTAGATAAATCGATGGAATATAAAACGGATATAAATGACAAAGTCAACATTAATTACAAATTCAAATTTGAACACGGATTTGACAAAATAAACTTAGTCCGATAAATGAAACAACTTCAATTATATATAGAAAATAAAAGGGTTGAATTATTTCAAGATGAATCCATTACATTAACAGAAACGATTCAAAACGTTCGCGATGTTGGCAAGGTGTTTACGCCATTTAGTAAATCATTCACTTGTCCAGCGACAAAAGAAAACAACAAAATATTTAAACATTTTTACAATTTTAATTTAATTGATTCCATTGATACCCGTAAAAAAATTGATGCTCATGTTGATTTAAACTATTCACGTTTTCACAAAGGCAAAGTAAAATTTGATGGTGTTAAAATGAAAAATAATAAGCCGTACGCTTATAAATTGACATTTTACGGAAACACGGTAACGTTAAAAGATAGAATTGCAAACGATAAATTAGACGCGCTTGATTGGTTAGATGAATTTACATTGAATTATAATCAATCTGAAATTTTTACAGGATTACAACAAGGAATCGATTTAACGGTAGATAATATTAATTATGACAAAGTGTTTGTTATTCCCTTAATAACCCATAAGGATCGTTTATTTTACGATTCAACGCATACTAGTACAGACAATGGAAACCTTCATTGGGATAGTAATTCAGGTGGTGTTGATTGGCAACAATTTAAACCATCGTTGAGGTTAGATATTATTATAAAGGCTATTGAAAAGCAATATAATCTTAATTTTTCAGATGATTTTTTTAACGAAAACAATCCGGCATACTATGATTTATACATTTGGATGCACCGAAAAAAAGGTCAAATAAATGAAAGTTTATCTGGCATAGATGTATATAGCAAAAGAATAATCCCAACTCCAGAATCGTGGGGAATGTTAACACTGACAACTTCAGGATTTTCATTTTATAACATCACGTCTACTCCATCTTATAATTATAATTATGCAAATAATGGTTATCAAAATATTACAGCTCCTACTACGGGAGTTTATGAGTATAATTTTACATTAACATTAGAGACAACGTCAACAGAAAAATATAAAGTTATATGGAAGCGCAACGGATCAATAATCCATGCTAGTGATGACATTGAAGGAAATTATAGGGATACTAAATTTTTAACAGAAAATGGTAATTATTCCTTTATTGTTCAAACGAGTTCTTCAATGGCGTTTCAAAGCGGTTCAATGACTTTTATTGCTGATACATATTTTGGACCTGTAATTAGAAAAACATTTCAATTAAACGGTTTTTCAATTTCTCCAAACTTTTTATTTAATTCTAATTTACAATTACCTGAAATATCAGTAATGGATTTGCTATCAGGATTATTCAAAATGTTTAATCTGATTTGCTATTTAGATTATGAAGGAACGGTGGTTGTAAAAACATTAGATTCTTGGTACGATAGTTCAAATAAAATTTATGATATAACAAGCGCGATTGATACAACGGAAAGCACTATTGATACTGCGTTACCATATCGCGAAATCATTTTTGATTTTAAAGGCAAAGATTCATTTTTTGCTAAATCCCATAACGGGTTATTCAATGCGCAACATGGAGTTGAAGAATTTAGAGCGGGAGCTGAAAAATTAAGTGGTCGTGATTATAAAATACAATTACCATTTGAACACCATAAATATGAGCGTTTAATTAATATAACTGCACAACAAACAACATCAATTCAATGGGGTTGGTCGGTTGATGACAATCAAGAATCTATATTGGGAAAACCTTTATTATTTTATCCGCAACATATTGTTGATGGTACACCAATTAGCGTACGTTCAACAAGTGGCGTTAGAACTTCAGTTGATTCCTATTTCATTCCATCAAACAGTCTTTATTTAAATGAGGATCAACCATCAGATAATTTAAATTTTAGAATTGAATTAAATGAATACACTAACACGGAATTTAATGATACGTTGTTTAATAAATATTACAAAAAATATATTACAGCGACGTTTGATCCACGTAGACGTTTAAGCAAATTCAAAGCAAAGTTACCCATGAGTTTTTTACTCAATTATACTTTGAATGATCGCGTTATTGTTTTCAATAATATGTACCGAATTAATTCAATAACAACCAATTTCTCAACTCAAATTTCAAACATTGAATTGATAAACATTTCAGAAGAATTAGGATCAATAAACAATTTAATTACTGTTTATGTTTCAATGGATTCAGAACAAGGGCAAATTGACAATTCAAATTACACTATAGACACGGGATCGTTCCATTATTCAGAAGACTTATGATAAAACAAACAATTGAATTATTAAAAATAGCAAGTGAAGAAAATTGGAAAGGAGATTCAATAGACATTGCGCTTGGTAAAAATAAGATTTTAAAAAACATCACGGATTTTAGAAAATACATTAAAAGAAGATGAGCAAAGAATATATAGCCAAAATTGATTTTCAGGTTTCTGAAGCGGTAAAAAACATTAAAGGTTTGCAGGGTGCATTGGAAGAAATGCAGGATCAAAATGCTGATGTAATAAAAGCTAATCAAAAATTACAACAGCAATTAACAAAAGATGCAAAGAAAACCCAATCCACTTTTAAAAAGTTAGGAACTTTTTTAAAGGGTTTAACCATATTTACAATTGTTGCTAAGGCGGTTGGGAAATTAACCGAAGTAATGAGTTCTAACCAAGTGATTGCAGATAAATTAGCGGTTGTTTCAGGAACAGTTGGTTCGGTTATTACACAAGTAGCTACAGCTTTTGCAGACGCCGGGGCTGCAATTTCTGAAACTACAAATGGTTTCGAGGCTAGTAAAAAAGTAATTGGCGGTTTAATTACTTTAGGAATAACCCCATTAAAATTAGGTTTCTACGGAATAATGTTAGGGGTCAAAAAAGCGCAATTAGTTTGGGAAGAATCATTTTTAGGAAATGGAGATCCCGCAACTATTAAAAGGCTTAATTCTGAAATAGCAGAAACTAAGGCGGTATTAAATGAAGTTGGATCAGAAGCCGTAGACGCTGCAGGAACTATTTATGATAATGCCTCACAAATGGCAAGCGAAATGGGCGACGTTGTAACTATAGCAAGCGATCAAATATCTAAAATCAACATTGAAGCAACGGCAGCTAATCAAGATAAATTAATTCAATTAAGGAATGATGCGCGTTTGGCTATTGCTGAAAATGATAAACTTCAATTTCAATACCAACGACAAGCTGAACAACAACGTCAAATTCGTGATAATGTCCAATTATCAATAACAGATAGAATAAAAGCTAATGATGAGTTAGGGCGCGTTTTAGAAGAACAATCTAAATTACAAGAAGAAAACGCTTTAAAAAGATTAGAACAAGCCACATTTGAATTGTCTTTAAATAAAGATAATATTGATTTACAAGAAGCTAAAATTGAAGCAGAAAAGAATTTAGCCGACGTACGGGAAAACATTGAAGGTTTTAGATCAGAACAATTAGTTAATGAACAAGGATTAGAACTCGAAGCCATTGATTTAATTAACGCTAAAAAAGATTCTGAATCTGCAAGAGAATTACAACGATTAGAATTTGAAGCGAATCAAGAAATAGATGCCTTAGCACGTTTAGAAAAATTACGTGAAAATTTAAACGAAGAAGAATTAATTGAAATCGAACGTTTAACAAATCAAATAAATCGCTATAAAGTCGGCACTCAAGCTCGACAAGATGCAGAAGAACAATTATTAGATTTTCAAACAAATATAGCTCAACAAAAACAAACATTAGATGGGCAAATAACTAAACAAGAACAAACAAACGAAAAAGCAAAACAAAAATTTACTCTTGATATTGCTAAACAAACGTTTGGAAATCTTGCCACGATATTAGGCGAAGAATCAGCGGCAGGTAAGGCGGCGGCGGTCGCGGCAACAACCATTGCAACTTATGAATCAGCGACTCAATCTTATAAATCGATGGCGGGAATACCCGTTGTGGGTCCTGTATTGGGTGGAATTGCGGCGGCAGCGGCAGTTGTTTCAGGGATTAAAACAGTTCAAGGAATAATTAACACGCCTAAGCCAAACATTCCGGGTGCAAAGTCATCAGGCGGATCATATTCTCAACCGCGTCAATCATCCGTAGCCAGTGCGCCATCCGTTCCTCCATCATTTAATGTGGTTGGCGCTAGTGCTACGTCCCAATTAGCAGAAACAATAGCCAATTCAGAAAAGAAACCACAACGCGCTTACGTTGTTTCTGGCGATGTTACAAGCGCACAATCAATGGAACGTCAAACAATAGAAGAAGCATCAATTTAAAATAAATAAAAATGGAAATAATTGAATTAATTATCGATGAGGAAAATAACGAATTTGCAGGAGTTGAAGCCATTAGCGTGGTCGATAATCCGGCTACTGAGGAATTGTTTATCGCATTAAACGAACAAAAGAAAATCGAACTTGCCGAAGTAAACAAAGACAAAAGAATTTTAATGGGTTGCGCTCTTGTTCCAAACAAGCCTATTTATAGAATTGACCCAAAAACAGAAAAAGAATTTTACGTTTACTTCTCTTCCAAAACAGTACGCAAAGCCTCAGAAATCTTTTTTAAAAGATCGAACCAAGCAAACGCAACATTAGAGCATGATGTTGAATTAAATGGAATGACTGTAATTGAATCATGGATTGTTGAAGATCCTAAAATGGATAAATCAAATTTATATGGTTTAAACGCTCCCAAAGGTGCATGGATGATTTCCATGAAAGTAGATGATTTAGAAATTTGGGAAGATTATTGCAAAAATGGAAAAGTACGTGGTTTTTCTATTGAGGGATTTTTTGCG